GCTGTAGGAGGTGGAGGAGGAGGTGCAGGTGGAGCAAGTCAAAGTTCTTATGGTGATTTTGGTGGAGGAGGAGGAGGCAGAGTAAGCACTGTATTAGATAAGCAAATTGCAAAAGATCAAAGTTTAAAAATTGATATTGGTTCAGGTGGAAGCTTAGGCACTTTTACTGGAACTTCTGCACAACAATATTATGGTGGTACAGGTGGAACAACGCAAGTATTTATATTAGAAGGAATGCAGTTACTTGTTTCTGCTGCAGGTGGGAATGGAGGAAACGGAACACATAGAAATAATAGTGTTAGTTTGAATACAGCAGCGGGCAATGGAAACGGTGGAGGCTATACATATTTAGGTCCGCCAACTTATAGTGGCACTCCACATCCTGGAACAGCAGGAACTGGATTTATCTTTAATGAAGAAAGTCTAGGGCTTGCTGGTGGAGGCGGAGGTGGATGTGCTAATATCAATAATTACAATGATCCAAAAGCTGGTGGAGCACCTCACGGAGCGCAAGGTGGATATGCTAGAGATTCATTTGATTATGTTGCTGCTACATCACCTGGTGTTGGCGGAGGAGGTGGCGGAGGTGGATCAAACTCTAATGGAGTAGCTAGAGGATCAGTTGGTGGTTTTGGAGGAGTATATTTAAGGTTAAAAAGTGCTTAAGCAGACTTAAAACGAATGTATACGCAACCTTTTCCACCAGCAGAAGCATTAGCTTTATATGATAATTGTTGTGCACCTCCGCCTCCACCTCCTCCACCAATTCCAGGTGTTGTAGCATCTTGTAAAGTAGCGGTATCACTTGCAAATAATCCTCCATTAGCTCCATTAGGAAGTCCACCTTTCATAACTACTGCGCCTTCTGTTTGTACATAAGCAACAAATGCCCCACCTCCTCCTCCGCCAGCTATGCCTAAAGAACTATTATTAAAAATATAACCAGTTCCATTTGTAGGATTTTCTTGACCAGCTGATAATCCTCCATTACCATTTCCTATACCCTTTGAAGCACTGCTTATGTTATTATTATATCCAGAACCTCCTCCACCATTTGCTAACAACAGTTGAACATTATTCTTTTCTACTTTAGTTGCACCACCATCATATCCATCAGCTGTAGCTTCCATATATAATATAGAACCACCAGCACCTATTGCTAATTTTATAATATCTGAAGTTGAAACATCAATGTCTAGTAAAGTTTGAACATAACCACCGCCACCACCAGCTCCAAATCTTGCTTTAGTTGAAACTCCAGTACTACCTCCTCCACCTCCTACAGCAGTTATATCTAGTTTGTAAGCCCTAAAAAATTTTAACTGCTGTGAAGTTTGCAACAAAATATAGTTCGTAATTGTTTTATATTCAAACGATACTTCTTGATTTGTCACTATACTTGTGCTATTTATTGTCTTATTTGTAATATTGTTAATATCAAAGTATTTTTGATTTACTGAAAATTTAATTGAAGTTGTCGTAGCTACTGCTAGAAAATATCCATTTTCATCAGTCGTAATAGGCTGTCCTAAGCGATCTGTAACACCAGTAACTGATAAACCTGCTGCAGGAGTTCCATCGGGATATTTTAAGGTTATACCATATCCATATTTTCCGGCTCCTAATCCAAGCACTACAAATACATCATTTACAGTAGCATTTTGATCTAAGCCAAAAATTTCTTTTGTTGAATCTGCTAAAATATTAGGTGCTTTTGTTGCTAAAGTAAAAATAGCATTTTTAGCTTGCAAAGGAGTCATCCACTTTGTATCATCTTCTCCTGCTTCAGCTAAAACTTTATTTGCTTTATCTACTACTTTCTGAAGCAAAGCACTACCTAAATTATCAACAAAAGCATTTACTTCTGCACTATCTAAAGCATCGATTCCATTTTCGATCATTAGCTGTGCTAAAGCATATGCCATCAAAGAAACTTGATATGAAAACTTATTATTTAGCTTTGAACTAGCAATGCCTGCTTGAACACCATTTGTTCTTTGTGTATTAGTATTATATTCTTCATCAGATAAAATATTCTGCTTATTTTCATCGAATATCTTAAAGTTATTACTAGGCATACACTAACCTCCTTAAGCATTTGCCCACTTTCCTTCATCCCATCCTTTAATAAATCCAGTTTCAGAGTCCCATCCAAACAAAGGATTATCTAGAACTTCATAATTCACTCTTACTCCTGAAGGCTTTGGTAGAATAAATCCATTTAAGATCAATGTTACTAACGTATCATCTATTGTTGGACTAATCAAAGTTATCAGATAGCTCATATCTTGGTTATCAACTATCTCATAAGAAACTTCTGCAAATAATGCATCTAGAATATTTCTTAATCCTTGAATAGTTCCATCCCATCTATTTGATAAAATTCTTGCTCGAATTACTAACCTATATGTTTCATCATCCAAAGTAGCAGGAATATCTGGATCATCTATTGGAAGCTGCCTTCCTATTCCTACCAACTCTCCAATCTTATCTAACTGATCCCCTACTGCATTATTCAAATTAAATAATACATCAAAATCAGTTAAACAATCAACAGAAGGACTAATTAAATCAAGAAATGCTTCTACATACTGTTTGTATTTTTCACTTTTCTGATATTCTGAAGTTATAAGTTTAATATATTCTACATTAGAATCAGCCATTATGACACCTCCACTGTTACTTTTGCAGAATCAGTAGAAGCAACTTCATTAAAAAGCATTGCTATATCATTTGTATTATAAGAACTTCCATCTGTAGAAAGTTGAATATCTGTAACAGCAAACTCAGGAGATTGAATTGAACCAAGCTGACCAACTGCTAAACTCCATAAAATAGATCTATATACTGTTTCAGATATCTCAATTCCTTCAATATATTCAACAATAGCGTTTTTAATATTTGTAGCATAATTTTCATTATATCCTGTAAGCCTCTTTACTAAAACTTTTACATATACAGTTTTATAAGTTGGCCTATAAAATCGAATTACTGTAACGTTTCCTGTCTCAGAAGTCAAATTTACTTCTACATCTCCATTAGTATAGCATCCAGGTGTTTTCTTGTAGTATATCTCAGTTGCTATGTCTGTATTATCTCCACCTTCAACAACAAAAGTAACAGAATGCGGAGGCAATCCATTATCATCTGTTTCTCCTGTGTCATTTTCATACGCTTTAAGTTTACTTACTCCATCAACTTGACTTACTGAAGCAATCATGCTTTCAAAAACTGTATTTGCTGGAGAAGCAGTAGCTTGTGCATATCTTTCTCTTAATGAAGCATCTGTTTCTTCATCAACACCAGGATTTGCTTGATAGTTATTTGTTACTCCAAGCCATCCATATACAGGAGTCACAATTGTTGTCAAAGTATTTGGTAAAGCTGTCACATATCCTTTGCTATGAGATCTAGCTTGAACTGTAATTATTCCATTACTTGGAATTGTAACTACAGCTGGCAAATCCCACAAATTAGTGCCATCAGAAATTTGTCCATCATTTATCTCTGTACTAGCATCTCCATTTATTGTAACTTGAACTGTGCTATAAGTAGCTGGCTTTCTTGTGATTCCAACAAGAGCACATAAATTATCTAATCCAACTCCAATTGCTGTGTTTGCTGTGCGATTATTGTATGTTAATAAAGCTAGACTATTTGTATCATAGATCTTTTTTGCAAATATTGAAATTTGCTGGTAATCTTGAGAATCGACATCAATGTAAATATCTTGTCCAAATATCTGCTTCATCATTGAGATGAGTTCATCTCTGATATCAGCATATGTAGGAACGTGCATTCCAGTTTGATCAATGTAAGGGGAAAAATAAGCCATCAGAAACTCACCTCTGTTCTAACACTTTCTCCATCTACTGTCGTAACATCTACGATTAAAGAAATTGTTCTTGTCTCTCTATTATAATCCACTTCTATATTACTTAAAGAAGTTACTTCTTCTATCTCCAAAATTCTCTGTTCAACAAGCATAGATAATGAACTTTTTATTGTGTCTGGATTGGTTTGTCCAAGCACTGACTGAAACATTGGAATTCCTAATCCAATATTCTCCCACCATTCACCATAGAATAGTAAGATTTTTGTTTTTATAGCTTGTGCTACTGCTTCATCTTTATCTATGTAACAATTACTACCAGCACCAAAATAGTAATCATTATCTACAAGTTTTCTATATTTCATATTCAAACCCCCAAGGGAGTTGTAGTCTGTCCTCCGACAGAATCTTCATGATAATGACTATGTATTACTTTATAAAGCTCTTCAGAAGTAAAAGTTCCTTCTTTCGTATTAAAAATTATTGAACCTTCTTTATCTACTTCTATAATTGCTTTGCTTTGCTCTTTCCAATTAGGTAAACTAAGCTTACATGGAATAGCTATACCATCAGAAAGATCGTGCCTTCTAACTTCTACTGGATTCTGTAAAGAACTCTTTTCCCAGAAATTATCTATTGACAAATCAGAAAAAAGCACCAAACATTCATCGTTCTTTTCCAACACAAACTTATATGTGAAACTTTTTGATCCTGGGAATGCTACAGGAACATTTATAAGCAATGGTAAATTCATATATTGAATTGTTCCATCCTCATTTATGATCCTCTCACGAATCGCTGGCTGACATTCTACTGTGTTTTGTTCACTGTTATATGACTGAATAATGCATGGAATACAACATCTAGTTCTGAATAAAGCTTCATTTATTAGATTCTCATAAATTTGGTTTTCACTAGCTGTCCAACCAGAAACTCGTAACATTTATTCACCCCTTTTATAGCAGGACTGGAGCCCTTGCGGGCTCCGTCCAATTTATCAATTATCTAACTTATGATCTTCTTAATGTGAATACATTCTGCTTTGTAGCTACCATTTTTACCATTCCAGTTTCTTTCAATGAAGCTATCAATATAGGACATTTCATCATCTTGATTATATGCTTTATCATATCTGATATCGAACACCATCTTGCCATCAATTTCAGATATCGGCTTAAAAATCAAATATCTTCCATTACCATATCCAGAATAGTTAGACTTAACAATCTCAGCAAAGCAATTCATTTTGATGTTTTTGCCTTCTACATTGACCAACTTAAAAGATGCCAAATATATCATTTTCAACTTACCTCCTTATTTGCTTAAACTAAGCCGCCCTTCCAATCTTTTGGCTGAAGTACTAAATCCATATACTTCTTTGCTTTATCCAAATCATTCTTCTTCAGATAAATACTAGCCAAAGCAGAAAGCACAGTTTTCTTTGCAACAACTGTAGCAAATCCAGGAGTTACTGTGTGGTATACAAAAGCAACACCACTTTCTCCATCATAGGTAAGTTGAATCTTCGTTTCCATAGAAGTCTCTTTCAATACTTTGAATTCTACTTCCTCAGGAACCCACTTCTTAGTAATTTGCACCATTTTCTCCATTTTTGTAACCTCCAATTTGTAATTTAAGTATTCCCTTAGGTTAATTATATTATAACACATTCTGTTTGATTTGTAAATAGGGAATTTAAAAAAATTAAAAAAATTTTTTAGTAAATATATGCTGCATCGCCTAGTGCCATACCAGGCAGAAGCCCAGCTTGTCCAATTGCTTCTATTTCAGTAACCCACTCGTCACCTCTAGTGTCCCCTCGATGCGTAAGCTTTATTACACGATAAATACCTTCTGTATCAAGCTGACGAACTGGACTTCCTTGCTGATATTGATAGTTCTCTATCTTTTTATTATCAACATGAATTAAAGAATTTATTCTAATTCTTGGGTTTAGCAAGCACGATACTGAAATGCCGAATTCTGTCTGTAAAGGAGTCCCTATCATACCTGAAGTTGGTCCAATATCAAATATCTCATTATCTGCAAGTTCTTTAGGAGATACTATATTTACTGTTCCATCTTCATTATAGTACGTTGCATTCATAGATTTTGCAATTTGGTTTAAGTACTGCGTAGGAGATCCAAATAGAACCTTTCCACGAGGATAATTGATCCTTTGTTCTGGAACTATTCCCCTTTGCATTCCATAATTCTGATTTGTTAATGCTCCTGCTTTACTTACACATGCATCAATTGCATCTCTAGCACTTTGCTGTGCAACAAGAGCAACTCCAACAAGCCCATAAGTAACGTATCTATCAGAATCCATCGAAATAAGTGTAAGTTTATAATCGACTCCATTTTCTTTCGATCTTAATGGCTGAATTACATTTCCTGTAAATATCTTGCCATATTGATCTCCATTGTAACCTGCTTCAATTATAATTCTTTGTCCTGCTTTTATCAGCTTATTTTCATCATTCGGATTCAGATTGTATATTGTTATTTTACTTTGGTTTGCTTCAAAGTATGCAGACTTTATAATCTCAAAAGTGCATCTAAGTTCTGATACATCAAATGCTTCTTTATTGCCAAGATCTACAATACACCTATATCTTCTACCATACAACCAGTCAGAAGTAACCCCTTTTATATCTACTATTTCGTAGTATTCTCCTGAAGGAATTATGCTATCTGAGATTATTTGACCAGAACTGTTGGCATTCGATGAGCTAGAAGTTTGTGTAGTGGAGATTACTCCACTAGAAGTTCCTTCAATCATTCCAGAACCATTGAACGTTTTTCCTTTAAGGTTAGTCGCATAATAATCATCAATTCCAAAGTAAATTGCTGGATTGTACCAAGTATTTTTGCTATGTGTTTCTGAATAATCCTGACTAGTGCTTATACCAAAATGTAAATGTGAACCTGTACTATTGCCAGTGCTTCCTTCAACACCAATAGGAGTTTTGCACGTTACGCTTTGTCCAACTTTTACATACGTTTTAGACATGTGAGCATAAATGCAACCTGTTCCATCATTGTTGGCAATCCACACATAATTTCCATATCCATTTTGCCATTGAGCTCTTTTAACTACACCATCAGTTACAGAAACAATAGTCTTATTTCCTTGTCCAACTAAATCTATTCCTTTGTGGTATTTGCTTACATAACTTTCTGCAGCACTTCTAGGACCAAACGGTGAAGTAACTACGAATGTACCAAGAAAAGGATAACACTTGTTACTCATTATTGTCACCCCATATCATTACATATGAAGTTCCAAGATTCTCCTCTCCTGCTTGGCTTTTACTATCATCTTGAACTGGAAGCATTACGCATATTCCAATTTTCTTATAATCTAACTGACAAAGTATATCATAAAACTTTCCATGAGAACTAAGCAATGGAAGGTTTGAAAAAATATAACTTTCAGTATCAACATCAGAAAGAGATAAAAGCCAATACTTTGCTTTATAGTTAAACCATAGCTCGAATCTTAGGTTCTTGTTCTCTCCATTTATCGGCACTGTGCAAGTGAACCTTTGGTTCGGAGAATTCGTTAATGGAATTTTAACCATTAAGAACCACCTCCATACCATTGGTAAAGCAAACTTTGAAGTTCATCATCAACCTTCAATGCTTCAAGTTTTCCCATTTCTGTATTTATTGTTGTTTGATCAGCTGCACTAATCTCAACAGTCTTTACTCTTGCAACAGGTATCTCTTTTAATGTTACTTCTGCAGACAAAGCTCTGAATGTTTCTGCTGTATCTGTAGCAGTAAGCTTTGTAATCAGCAAATTTGTATATAATCCAAGTCTAGTAAAAGCACTCATTGGAATTCTATCTGATTGCAATTTCTTTAATACATGCCATGCATTAGTAGAACGAAAACGAGTGCCAGTAAATTGTCCAGGAACTAAACTTTGATGTACATCAGACATCATTATTTTCATTACTATTTCAGCTGGTTTAACATAAGCATGATCAACAATAGAAGCTCCTGTTTCAACTGGATTTTCAGTTGTCTGCAATTCTATTGTATGATCTACTTGCATAAACCCATCGAAGAAATAGCCAGCGATATTTGTCTTGCAATAAAGCATGGCATCATATGTCATACCAGCTGTAGGAGAACCATTAGGAGATAAATAGCCAGTTGCCATATTATGCCTCCTTTATGTTCTAGGCGTCCACATTCTAAATTTAGAAATGGAACCAGAAATCCTATCTACTTGACCATCAGTAGTCTCTCCATAGAAGTTATTTGTAACATTATTGTTTTGTGTATTTGTATTGTTAGTAGTGTTTTGGCTTCTTCCAGAACTAGGAAGCACTCCAGTTGCTGTCATCTTTGTATTTGGATCATTTATTCCAAACAAGTTCTTCAATATATCTGGAGGTTCCCAAGTAAATCCACCAATAAAATTATCTTTAAAGTTTGAAGTAAATCCTTCTCCAAACAGAGTATCTAACAAACTGTTAATATCTTGAAATAGCTTATTATTTGCTAAACTTTCAAAATCACCAAGTAAAATATCAAATAACCCAATTAGCAAATCCATCGCTATGTTTGTTCCATCTAAAGCTGCTTCTAATGCTTGGAAAAAAGTTTCAACAAATAACATTACTGCTTCATTTAAGTGGAACATTTTAAAGAACTTATCAACTTTGTCAATCAAAGTCTGAAATCTATCCGCTGTATCATCAAGCTTTCCTTCCATATTTCCAAGCATATTAGAAACTGAAGACCAATCGAATAATGACTTTCCTCCCTTTTGCCACACCATAAAATCTTCCAACAAAAGAAGGATTGAGCCAAGCACTAGCAGGAAAATTCCAAGTGGTCCTTTTGAAACTAATGTAGCAACTGTTGCTATTGTCATTAAAGCAGATACTCCAGATGTTTCTAGATTACCAAAAGAACTAACTGCTGCACTTCCTATTCCTTCAAGTGCCCAAATAACAGATCTTGCTAATCTATAAAACACACCAAAGAACTCTGCAATTGCTTTTGTAAACTTTGGAATTTTTTCTATTAAGAAATTATTAAAATTTGAAAGTTTTTGCTGTGCTGAATCTAAATCATCTCCAAACATTTCTCCTAAATAGTAAACTACCCACCTAGAAGCATATTGGAAAATCATCTTCATTTTACTAATTTCAAATTGTATGTTTCTAACTTTTACTAAAGTTTCATCAAGTTCAGCTGGAGCTTCCAAAGTTTTTCCCAATGCATTTAAAGAAAGAAACCTTCTGAACTGTTCTTCTGTTGTATAGAACAGATCATTGTATTCCATTCCTAAAGCATCTAAAGCTGTAGTTAATGAACGTGCATTTTGTTCAGTAGTCCACATTCTACGTGCGAATGTCTCAACACGTAAATCTGCTTCAGCTGTAGAACTTACTAAACTCCACATACTTTCTGTAATACTAAAAATTGTATCAAAAATTAGTGAGCCTGCTGAAGTAAATGCCATTCCTAAACTTTTAACAGATAATTCTGCTAACCTATTGAACTTATTTATCTGTTCATTAGCATTTTGAAAACTTATATTGTCTACATCCCAGCCAATCTTTACTAGATATTCCTTCAAAGTTTCATCCAAGCAAGCTCACCTCTTTTCCTCTATACTTTCATATTGTCTAGCTTGGTTTTCACTTTTAACTTCAATTATCTCTATAGCATCTAGCCAATCATTGAATGTGTACGTCCCATCCCAAAGTTCATGCTGCTTCCACATTCCACTTATTACTGGTAAGTAAAGCTTAGCATTTAAATTTTCATACCAGCAAATTTCGAACTCAGGTTCTCGATGAAATCTTCTTTGGATAGGACGTCTGCGAAAAAATCCTTAAAATTAAATGCAAGAGATGCAATTATTAACTTAATTAACAAAAGCATCGTAACATCATTTGTTCCGTACGTTCCATTCTCTCTAACAACTGGAGATGTTTGTCCAGATTGATATACTTCTTCAACTGTACTAAGAATATCAACTTGCAACTGAATAAAATCTTTTTTATCCATCATTTTAGCATTTCCACTTGTATCTAATGGAATCTTTTCAGTGCCAACTTTTTTAGAAACTCCAGCTCCAATTCCTAGTGGAAGAACATTAGTAAGAATCTGCATCAACAGATAATTACCAATCATAGGATCATAAGAATTGATCTTAAATGTTCTTCCATCTGTTTCATATAAAGAAGAAGTTTCACGCTTTTTAATTTCTGTAACCATATGCTACTCCTTTATACAATGTTAGCACACATCATTACCCAACTTCTGTTCTGAGCTTGACTTTGCAAATTATTATCTGCTCTCTTCTGATGACTTACTCCTGTACAAGTATAACTATCTCCGGTGCTCTTATTCTGAATAGAAATAGTAGCTAATGCAAATTCAGAAGTATCAGCCTCTTCAATATAAGAAGCAAACTTCTTAAGCCAATCATTAAAATCACTGCTTTGCAAAATATCAAAAGTAACAGTGCCATTGCGAGGTACCCATTTACTAACAACAACAGCAAGATCAGCAGCGACATCATGCTTTGTAACATCGTTTGCATAAGCAATAGCTAAAGAACCAATGCCAGTTCCATATGCAGAATATGTACCAAAGTTCGGATGGCTAAATGTCACGATGGTATCTTCAAAAGAATATGTATAAACTCTGCTCATATTTCTTCTCCTTATCTGTTAACAAACACGTTAATTACAACGTGCTCAATAGAACCAGACGAAAGTAAAGCAACATAAATAGGAGGAGACACTCTGCTTGCTCTTTCTTCAGCAGTTTGACTTGCTATGGTTCCAGATTGTACTAAATATCCATTAGGAACTGCATCTCCAGTATCAAGATCAAGGATCGTTTCTCCTTTCCAAATACCTCCTGCAATTAAACCTACTTCAAGAATCTTATTACAAGCATTATTGATGAAAGAAATAATGTTTCCTACACCTTCTTCAGTTTGAGGAACTTTCTTTAATGCAATCATTCCTGCAACTGTATACTGCTGAATATAATATTTTGCAGCATCAACAAGAAGAAGATCATCTACATGATAATTACCAGCAGAGATCATTGGATAAGTTAAATTATAAGTAGATCCAAAGCTGCAGTAAATGTTGCCATTGTAAGTAAGCAAATTATTTAATTGTTCATTGCTAATATTCTCAGAAGTAATTCCAACTAAAGTTTTATAAGCTGCTGTATACGCAGAATTTGCTTCCAAAGTATTCATTCCAGAAAGCAATCCAATTACTGCTGCACAAACTAATGGATTGCTAGAATACATTCCAAAAGCTCTTGTATACTTTCCATCAAGTAATTTCTTAAATGTATTTTCTGTGCTAGCTTGTAAACAATTTGCATTGTTAGAATTTACCCAAAATACAGTTGGAATATCAGATGCTTCAACTAGTCCAGCGATCTCAACAGCTGCAGTATCTTCAATTGTATCAACAAAACAGAAATTATAGAATGCACCATTTGCTGCTCTGCATGCAGTGTAAGCATCTGCAGGCTTTTCAGACTCTGTACTATTCCAATATCCAACTACTAGTTGAGTAGGTCTACTACTTTGAGAAAAGTAAAGAACAGCTGCTTTATACTCATTAGAAGTTGTCTGGAATCCATCCGCAACCATCTGTGTCTGGTAATTTTCTCTAGTATAAATTTTAACTCTACTTTCTTTTAATGCTTCACTAGCACCAATAATACAACCTAAGTTAAAATTTGCTGCAATCGTAGAAGGATTTGTAACTTGTACATTTACATCTACGATCGTATTTAATGAAACACTCATGTACTACCCTCCAATTTATCAGTTTTAATAATAATATTGTAACCATCGATAATCGGTGTAACTTCTTTAACAACAACAGAATTGTAAAAATACAATTTTAGATCAGCTCTGTTCCACCATCTACTGTTCACCATTTCTTTTGTAAAGTATGGAAAACTAGTTCTATCTGGAATCAAAGCTAATCCATTTTTGTAAAAGAATTCTTTTGAATTGTTCGTATACACTAATTCATTTAGCAGTGTGCACAGTCTATCAGAATCAGGACCATAAAACACAACCTGCAACATTAACGTTCTCATAGCTGATTGTGTGAATGTTACCTGCTCTGTTTTACTGTCATATTCTTTGCCTCTATTCTTAAACAAGCTAACTTGATCTTGTTCTATAAAAGTTTTAACATAGCAAATATTTTCATTTATTTTGCTTGATTTTTGTCCTTCTTCACTAAATGAAATAAGAACTTTATCACCTTGAAGTTCTAGCTTTTCTTGTATAAAATCTGCAAAAAGTAAATCAAAACTACTTAAAGAAGTAATCTCACTTTGCACTACATCACATCCTGTTCAAGCTTAACAGCTGTACTTCTACAAAAACCATATTGTGCATCATCTAAGCAAAAACGAACTATGTAATCAGCTCCATTAAAATGTACAATGTCTGCTGCATAGTTCTTTCCATCTACTTTATCTACTCCAACTGTCTTTAATCTATTGTATGTAAAAATGTGTATTTTCTCTTTGTTCATATCTGCTTCGTCCAATGGTTCATCTGTATTCTCGTCACTAATTGTAATTATTCCAGTTAATTTAATTTCTTTAGATGTCTTTACTTGCTGATGATTTACTACTTCTACTGTACTTCTAGTAACTTTAACTCCATTCGGTTGAGCAAAATCAGGATCTCCAATAAGCTCAGATACATTTATCATTTAACTCTTCCTCCTAAAGTTCTAACAAAGTATGTAATAGACTTCCTTAATTCTCCTGTATCAATCAAAGGTCTTGGATTTTCTGCACCTTTTCTTCTCTTTGCTTCTGCTATAGCTGGACTATTAGGAGGCCAACCATTTTCTGAGTTAGTGAACCATGCTCTACAAACATTCTGTGCTCGCATTCCTGTTCTCTTTAAAGCATCTAATGCAGCAGTTTTATTTCCAGATAATGCCAAATTAAATGCTTGCTTCATCATTTTGCTTAGCCTATCTGAATCATTCTTTACAGCTGGTTCAATTACTGGTCTTGGTGGAATATTATTTATCGGAGAACCATTTGTATGTATGAATAAAAGTTCTGCATTAGTAATCTCACCTCTCGTTTCTTCTTCTCTTATTGTAGTCGCATCTGATATACCAACATAAACTTCATTTTGTTTTATGAATTTTATCGCGTTTATCAGATTATTATAATTTTTTGCTTCTTCAATTATACTTACTTTTCCTTTATTAGCCATTTACCCACATCCCAGCTCTACCATAGATCTTTGTCAAAGTAATCAATTGCTGTCCATACAATGTAAGTTTCCATGTACCATATCCAGCAAAATCTTCTGTAAGCCCCATAAATTCGTAGCTTATAGAAAGTCCATCAACTGATTTACTAGCAGCAATTCCGAAAGGAAGTGAGCTAGCTAAAGCACTACTAACTGAAGGATCTCCTTGACTAGTTCTAATGAATAATGCTAAATTATGAGCAATGTATAATCCCATTAAATATTCCCAATTGCTTTTGTATCGATCTTTTTTAATTGATGCTTGAGCCATTCCAACAAATAGATTGAAAACATATGCTGGAATTGGTTCTTCTCCTTCTGGAGCTTCTTTTCCATCACCCTCAACTATGAACTTAGGAAATGCTTTTGCAAACATCTCTAAATCATATGGAGGATTATCTGTTAATATAATGTTGGAGGAACTGTGAAAAGTCTCCATCATCATTTTAGCATTATTAGTATAACCTAGCATAGAAACTAAATCAATGTAAGCAGACATTCACAGCCCCTCCTTCACCATTACTCTTCAGATTCCTCTTCTTCAGTTTCCTCAGAAGTTTCCTCTTCAGCATTAACATACAAACGATATGCTTCAAGCACACGCTTTTTGTTAACCTTTAAAGAATCTTCATCGATAAACTTTGCACCATACTTTTCAGCAAGATTCTTAGTAGCTTCCTTACTCATAGGCTTAAGCTGCTCATAGAATTCTTCAACAGAAAGAACTTCTTCCTTTGCTTCGTTCTCAGCCTTCTCTTCATTACCAGCATTTGAAGGAACACTTGCTTGTGCTTCATTGCGAATAACAGTAATTTCTCCAGCCTTCACAGCAAGCTTAAAAGTAGGATCATTCGCCAGTTTATCAGGAATATCCTGAAAAGTCATAGGCACAGTAATTACACTGTTTACTTTATCGTCATAACGATTAGCACCTTCACCAAGTGCAAAAGCTTTTTTAGAATAAATTCGCATCTGTTTTAACCTCCAATTTAAATGCCATCAACATAGCGCATAGGCTGCAAATACAAAGGCTTAACTTGTCCCATCTGAGAAGCATAGATGGTAACATAAGCAAACTGAAGTGCAACCGGCTGAGTCATAGCTCTAGTCAGAGGAACCGGCAGATCGAAGTATACAAAATCCTTATCATTTACGTACACCATCATACGATCAGTATCACCAGTACCAGCACCAGTGCACCAACGGCAAGGATGAATCTGAAGATTCTTACCCTGATTATTAGCCATATTGTTCTTCAGGATATAATTCAAAATGTTCTCATCACCAGAAGTACCAATACGAGTAGAAACAAGGTAAGCATACTTCTGAGGCGGCAGCAAAATATGATTAGGAATTGCAGACTCATCATACTCAGATGCAGCCCAAGCTTCAATCAAAGCTTTGTTAACATCCCACAAAATCTCATCAACTGTCTTCTCAGTCCAAAGAGCACTACCAGCTGCACCGTTAGGAGCAACAGAAGAAACTACATTCGGATTATTCACCAAACCGGTAACACCTACATTAGGAAATCCACGATAAACCAGCTGATCAATAGCTTTATTGTTGTTCAGTCTAATGCCCTTATCCAAAATGGAATCAATGGAACGACCAATCGTCTGCATCTTCTGAAGATCAACGAAAGGAATCTTCATGCCCATAGCCCAAGTGAATACACGATAGATATCTTTGTTCACATTTGCCTGAACAGTAGCAATAACATCAGTAGCTCCACCAACAAGAGCATTTTCGTTACCACCAGAAGTTGCATAATCGACATCCATGGTGCTAGTGAAGTCTACCCAGCCACCACCAGTCTCAGCAACAATATCACGAGGCCAAGTCACAGAAGTCAAAGGTTCACGAATCTTAGGATCACGTTTCTCCAGCTCACCCTCAAGGAAAGCCATACCGGTAGCAATACCTGCAGCATCAATAGTACGAATGCCATTACCAAGACTGCTATCCTGAAGTACCTTCACATTAGGATTGGTACCAAAAGAAATTCCAGCATTACCTGCTGTCACAATATTCGGCATCTTGTTTCCTCCCTATTAACCCTTTGCTCTAGTCTTAATAGTAACTTCAACATTACCATTAGCATCCATCACGCCAGTAGTCCACTCAATGTTTGTAACCTGAATTGTATTTGCATCATCAGCTTCTGCCTCAAAGCCACCAACAACAGCATTAGGATATGCATTATTCGCAGTAATACGAACATGCACTGCAGCACCAGAAGCAGGGGTACCTCTTTGGCACTTTACTGTACAATTGCCACGAACCATTACATCGCAAGGAACATTAGCGACATAATCAGGATTACTTTGAGGATCAAAAGTATTAGCCTGCACAACTTCACGAACTGCAATACCTGCAACTACAGCAGCAGTATCACCAGTCTTTACAAGCCGCCACTTATTTGTATCAGTCAAAACAACAGCTTGACCAAAAGCAATTGTACCTTCTGCAATACGATTCTGAATAATCGCATCAGCGGTTCTAGACTGAGTGCCGGCATAACCGACATTCATCATAATACCAATAGTTCTACCCGGCATAATTAGTTTTCCTCCTTGTAATGTGGATTAAATTTCTTAGCAATCTGCATACCAAGTTCATAATCACTAGAATCATCAACTTTGCTCTTTGCTGCAGTGTCATTCGCAGAAGCAACCTTTGCCTTCATGATTTTTCCATAAGCATCAGTTGTAGTATTATTCTGCTTAATAGCACCAACAAAAGCATCTACTGCTTTCTTACGTTCCTTTGCATCCTTAATGCTAGCAAGCACAGGCTTCATATCACGGATAATCTTGCGACGAATAGAATCATTCATCTTCTCAGGATCAACAGTAACTTCTTCCTCGTTATCCTCATCCTCTACAGCAACTTCTTCCTCAAGTTCATCAAGAGCAGAAAGTGCACTGTCACGGATCAAACCATGCTTCATAAGAACACGAGTAATCGCATCCTCAACCTTTACATCAATGTCCTCTTTCTCCTTAGGATCTTCATCATTAGTAATTTCAAGAACATCAGGATCTTCATCCTCGCAAAGAGCATCTTTTACTTCTTCTGTCATCTTCAGAGCATCTTCAGCAAGCTCCTCAGGAATTGCTTCATCAAGAGCTTTCATCTTAATCAGAAAGTCCTTAATAGAAGACATAACTTTCGAACCATTTGCCACGTATAGTTCCTCCTTCAACAAAATAAACTAATTGTTCATTAATATAATTGCTTTTTCTAATGTTTTAATTGCTTTGTATTTTTGCGTAATTACTTTCTTTTCATCATAAATTTTTACTTGGCTGCCAGCTCGTCCAGCTTGAACTAAAGCAGCATGGTTACCACGAATATTCTCTTGGTAAATTACTCCATTTCTTTCTACATACTCACAATCATATCCAGAAGAAATTTCCCTTTTTGCACCAGAGATAATTTCGTTTATTGCAATTGGATCCCTCACAAGTATATCAGCAACAAGAAAATTTGAATTATCTCCTTTTCCTCTTCGTATATTTGTAAGTTCACCCTTTGCATAGATACTCCAGTTATCTGCAGTTACATCTACAGGAGGATGCGTATCGGTGAAAGCCTTTCCTTCGAAAGAAGCGATCGCCTTACTGTCAAATACTTGTTCTGGAGTTCTATGTACTTCAACTATGCCATTGCCTTCAAGTCCAAGTTCTTCTCTCAAATATTTATAAGTTCCAGTCCTAGCAATTGGAACATTAAAGCAAACTAAACAGCCATTATCTAATTTTGTAATGTTGTTTGAAATTTTAGAACCATAGTAAGCTTTCATCTTTGTTCCTCCTTTAAGGAGAATTATGGAGGTGGGGAGGGATATATGGCAATACCGATGGGAGGTAATTTACAGGCAAGAAAGATTCAATCCATATACAGGCAGGCCTTCTGCGACTCAAAAGGAGAGTGAACATATCCTACCATATATCCCTCCATATAATATTATAACATATATAAAAGTATTTGTAAAGGGCTTTTTTAAAATTTCTTTAAAAACTTTTATGCATAAATTGCTCTGCTGCAATAGATGCTATACCCATCAGTAAAGAACTTATACACAATAGTCATATTATTTGCTTTTGTAATAGCTCCATTATACAATGTGCTAGATGCAGGAAAAATAATCTGATTTTGCGTGCTAGCTCCATTAGAAGCTATAATCATATATTCCTTACCAGGTTGCATATCATTAAAATCTTCAATGGAAACATCTGAACTTTCTGCAGCTAAGTTTACGTGCATGTTAGTATATCCCTTTAAACTAAAACCATCAACTTCACTAATAGCATCAACAGTAACATCTTTAAATGCATCCATCGCATGCGGATCAAATCCACAATCAGCTTTCATCACATTCATTTAAGCAACTCCTTTACGTTTGTTCAGTTACAACTTCTTTTGTTGGAACTGGATTTGCTTCTGTGTTTTCAATTGTAACTGGTTCAGTAGCAATCAACTTTGAAAAGTTAGGTTTCAACACATTCACTGGATTACCAAATGGATATTCTGGACTTGTATCAGGCATTTACCTCACCTACTTTAATATCATCATTCTAGCATCAATAATTATCATTTTGTGACTTTAAAAATCCTTCAATAATTTTAAAAGTACCTTTTACTCTTTCATTGCCAATAGATGCATACCAGCTATTAGCTTCTTTTTGAACAATTGCAACTTTTCCATTGTTAAGCTGTATCTTCGTGCTATCACCTATATCAGCTGTTTTCTTAAAATTATTTAAAGCAGCTATTGGATCAAAATCAAGCATTTTAATAGCTTTATCCAAAACATATTTAGAATCTCTTATACTTGCTTTCTTACCAGTAGCTCTTTCATAACTTAAAATTTCATACTTAATTCCACCAAGTTCTCCTTGCTTACTTGCATTTGCATCTTTTGTTTTAACAGAAGTAGTTTTATCTACCATCATACACATAATAGGATCATATTCCATAACAAACACTACAACTAATATATAGTAATATATAATATATTATATAGCTATAATAGCTGTAAAAAATCTCCTTTCTTCATAGTAATAATTTTTCCATTTGTATAAACTTTATGTGGCCAATGTGCATCATCTATATCAATCAATGGTTCTGGATAGCATCTGCAATTCCATATATTTCCTGCATGGTAATATCCTACACTCTTCTCGCCAGCCAAAGCTTCTGGACTAGGAGGGTTGTTCCAATTAACAAGTACTCCTTCCATTATTTGGTGGCTTATTCGAACTCTATTTCCATCTAATGCAGTTCTCCATACATACCATTGTATTCCTAGTTGTTCACTCCTTGCTTTTGTCAAAGCTGTGCTTGTTTTACTTACTTCAGTTCTTGCTATTAAACGAGCAGATGCTCTTGAATGCTTGTTTGTCTTATCAACAATTAAACGTTCAATGCTTTCAGCTCGTTTTCCTTGTAATGCATATTCAGCAATATCTCTTACTACTTTATTTGCAATATCCTCTGGCAATGTTTTTATCAAACTTACGTTTTCAATTATTTGTCCTTCCATAATTCTATAACCACCTTGTCGAAGTTCTTCAACAAGAGAACGATAAAGGATTTTGCCTTTGGCTGCTTTCTTAGCTGCCATCCTCCATGTTCTTTGGTTAGATATTCCAAGTGGCGTTACCATACGTTTTACTGCTGAAGTTATATAACGTTCATATTCTATAGAATTTTGGAAATTATGCATTGCATTTACATACTTTTGCTGATCACTGCCAGTAGCTTTTGCTATTTTAACAAAAGTATTGCAAAGCTTTTCTAACGATCTTAGGAACTCATTTTCTATCCTTTTAGATCTTTTCCAAATCTCATAGTCCATTTTAGCTTAGCTTGTAAGACTTTCTAATACTTCCATTTTCAACAATCTCAGCAATAATGTTTTCCATTCCTTTAAGCTTTGCTTGCTGTGCTTTTGCTTTCATTTCACTTTCTGTATTAAATTTAATAACATGCTCATCTCCATGTTTGTCAATATATCGAAGATTATACTTAATATCTGCATCACACACACTAATTGCTTTGTCCAACGCTTTATTTTGCTTTTTGTTCTCTAGCATATACTTATCTCCTTTAAGAATAATATTATGCGGATCAATTCCATTTTCTTTGCAATAAGCAATTGCTTCTTTTTCACTAGGAAATTCTATTCTATTTGCATCTTCTGTTTTAATCCTGCACAAAAATTTATCTAGCATGTTAAACACTCCAATAGAAAATTTGTTCTTTTACACCTAATTCTAATGCTTTTTGGTGATCTCCCGTAAATATATCAATTCTATTTCCTTTTATAGCGCTTCCTGTGTCTTGTACAACAAAATAGCTACTACATCCATCAGTAATTGTAGTTCCATATGGAAGTATATTTGGATCTGCTGCAATGCTTACTCCTGGCTCAAGTTTATCTCCTCTACATCCATAAGCTTCACTTTCAGATCCGCCACTCCACTTTCCACAGCATTTAGAACAACCACAATAATATGTCACCTTAAAAGTAGCACTTTTTACATTAGATGCATTAGCTACTTCATAAGCTTCCATACTTGCATATCCAGAAGCTGGAATATCATCTCCTGGTAGCCTTCCATTTTCTGCATTTGGCTTCTGATAGGATAGAACTTTTTGGGTAGTATATTTACTTTGGTTACCAGACAGAACTTCCTCAAAGCCAAATTTAACATTTTGTGCTTGATCATCTTTTAACGTTCTATGCTCAACAACAGAAGTACAAAGCAGCAGCACTAATGAAAATAGTAGTAAGATCAGGAAGCCGAAGTAAGCAGCTTTTTTCCTGTTTTGTCTCCTTTGGTTTCTTGTAAACCTTTTGTTCTCTAACTCTTTATCTCTAGCCATATTATCATATGCTGCATCTCGAACATAATATTCAAAACGTTTCATGCTCTATCCTCCTTTGCAATCTCGCAGAGGATATTACACTCAAGAATCTCTCTATCTCTTATTTTTACAAAAAGCATATGCTTCTTATATTCAACAAGATAAATTGAGTATGTTCCATATTTGGTTTCAAATAAGTTCTTCTTCACAATTTTTCCATCATATAGCACATCACTTACTTTTTTGTATAGCCTTTCGTTTTTCACTTTAGTTTCCTCCTTAATTAGTATATTATTATTATAACATAAACTTTTACATTTGTAAAGGGAAATTTTCAAATACAACAAATATTCGTAATCTCGAATTCACAGTCTAGCTTCCACTTTAATATATCATTTGCAGTTATTTTTGCATTTCTTGCACTATCTGCTGTAACGTTGATTACTTGTTCTTCTCCATTCGATGTTTTATAATATACCCACCAAACTTGTTCACTAGCTAGTTTAATAGCTTGTTTATAGTTCTTTCTTTTCAGTATTTTTCGCCGCAACTTGTTGAACATTATTTTCACTACTTTCTATAGCTTTATTCATTCCAAGTTCTAGTTCTTTCTGTTCTTCTTTCTCTTGCTTTTTAGCTTCTTCATCTTCAGCATCTGCTTCTTTTATCATCTCATCTGTTATATTGCTCCACATACCAGAAAGAGGACTTTGCTCTTTAAATTCTCTAAGCACAGTTCCTTTTCCAACAACATTAGCTTGGTATGCTTCAAGTACAGCTTGCGTGTTCTTTTGTCCAAGATCAGACTTTTCCAAATCAGAAGGACGACGAATTGGATTAAATACAATTTCGAAATCATCAGGAATTTCTCCTAATGCACTCATTGTAATAATCTTAAGAAGCTTCTCTAATGGATATCTTACGTCTGTCTCTTGCTTTTCCTGAATTGTATCATAGTAATTCTGTAAAGTCTCGTTACCAGCATTAAAGCCAGCAGGACTTCTGCCAAAAAGCTTATCTACTGGAATCTCTGCAGCACCAGAAATGTCCAACATAAAACTTTCGTAAATATCGTTTATTCCTGCAAAAGTATATTGCTGTGTATTAAATGTATCATCTTTGTCCATTGCCATTATGCCAGTGTTGCACATTAACCTATTAATGTTTTGTACTGTCTCATATACTTTTTGCAAGCTTTCCTGATCACCTATTGTAATTGCTTGGCCTAAGCCTTCCATGCCAAACACACGAATGTTAGCAAGGAAAATTAAGAAACTAATATTTGCTGAAGTATCATCACGCTTTTTAAGTTCAGTATATACATGCTCTAGCTCAGATGCACCCCAATAAGTTTCTGCAATTTCCTCCCAATATGGAAGTCTTCTTCCAATCATCTTAATCACTCTACTATGGTGTACTTTTATCTCTCCATCAAACTGTGGAGCTGTAACAATATAATACTTAGGTTGTCCAAATTCTGGATCACTTATATCATCAATAAGTTCAAGGCTTGGACTTACTCCGCACCAACGATCAATTGTAAAGCATCCTTTATAACTATCTGGCATAATAGAATCAAAGTCTAATGGCTTACTTAGATCTTCTTGTCCTTCAAGCATAGGAATCAACAAACAACCACCATATAATCTGCTCCAAATTAAGCACTCTCTAAACTTAGGCTGTGTTTGCGTTCTTCTGTATGTTTGCATTATCTTTGTTACCTTATCAGGATCAAGTTCACTTTGAATTTCGAATCCGTTCTTTAGCATCTCATTTGCTGGTTTTTCAATTATTGCTTTTGCAATCCAGTTATCTCTAAACAGAACATTTATGGTGTAATAATCCCATGTAAACCTCTGCATTACATAACCAGCAGTTTGTGCTAAATTATTTGCTCCTGCACCCAGATTTGCAGCCAAATTACTGTAGGCATCAAGCGCCTTTTTAGCAGAAAGTACTTCTACTTTATTGCTCAGTATATTGTCCATTGTATTGGGTGCTTTATTAACTTTGCGCTTACGCCTACCCATTTAGTTCACTCCTTCAAGCGAAGCTTAAGCTTGTAGTTTCTTTCCTTTTTCCAATAACGAATAATATCATCTAACAAACTTTGCATATCAACAGAAAGCTTTGGATTTGTTCTTACTTCGCACAATCCTTCAATGTATGCTTCCATTCTAGCTGTAATTTGTTCCATTGCATTTTCCCAAAAATATTCATCTTCATTAGCAACAGAATAGTTTAAAATATCAGCAGCATTAGAAGGATTTTGTACCTTTTCATCAAGCTCTAACGCAAGTTCTACAAATGTATCACTTTCTTCAGAAGCCTTTTCATAGTACTCATTTGCAATAGCGTGAATTCTATCAAACTTATTTCCTACTGCATGTGTATGAATATGCTTCATATCATTTGTAAATACTACAGATCTATAATATAGTAATTCAAACATGCTCAACTTCACCTCTTTTATATCCATAAAATTGCTTGAATGCTGGACCATCTGTTCCTTCGTAATAGTATTGAGAAAAAGCACCGTGTATTATTCTCCACTTCTCTGGCTTTTCTTCATCACCTAAACGAATCTTGTACAATCCTTCCCACGGTCCATCTTCATATAAAGCTCTTTCTAATCTCCAATACTTTTGACCAGCTTTATTCTTTCTTAATACAACACGATAACAAAATCGTTTTGCATAATATACTTCACCTTTTAGATCTATTACTTTTTTGAGGTATTTTTTATTTACTCCGCCCATTAGAACACCTCGTATTTACTAGTTGTTGTTGCTATAAAATATCTCAAAGCATCGCAAGCATGGTCATTTGCCTTTACTGGTTCTTCTTTTCCACGCTCACTCTTTTTATCATCCCAGACATACAGTCCAAGTTCAGCAACAAGGTTTTTACAATTATCTTTATTTATCAAAATATGCCGATTAGCTAATAAAGCATAAACCATCTTTATTCCTTCATCGACATCATTATTAGCTTTTTGAACAGCAAATCCAGCTTGCCTAGCAGATACAATTAAAGAACTTGCACTAGGATCGCATATTACTGTATGCATGTTTTTTCCATTTATAAAGTAACTTAGATCTTTTACATATTCTTCTATGCTCTTTTGCTTCATTGCTTTTCTACCATCATAGTAATATTCATTTTCAACATAGAAGTAAGGTGTTTTTTCTCCTTGCTTCCTTATTTTATAACATTCTAGAAATACTGTTGGATTATAAGTACCAAAGTCACATGCAATCCAGCACTTGCCTCCATTTACTGTATCATTCTCTTTTATTGCTATTGGCAGTATTTGTCCTTTGTTTTTGTTAGTATATGTATTTTCTTCCTCATTAAAACAATCGTAAATTACTCCATCAGCAAAAGCCCATTCACCAAGTATAAACCTTTTGTAGAATATGCCTTGGAACATTCGCTTATAGTTCTCTAAAGTTTCTTTTGTAAGGCTTAAGTTGTCTTCCATCATAAAATGGATCCTTAAGTAGTTTAGCTCTTTATATCTTTTTACATGTTCAACATAAAACCAATGCTGCGGTCCTTCTGGGTTACAATTAAACCAAAATTTTGCTCCTGCAACTGAGCACCTTGCCATAGCTTGCTCTACAAAACTTCTAGGCATTAATGCTACTTCATCCAGAAGTACTCCACCTAATGTAATACCTTGAATTAGATCTTGGCTTCGTTCATCTCTTCCGCCAAATAAGTAGTATATGTTCCTTTTACTTCCTTTAGCTACAATTAAATAACTTTCTGCTTTTCTATCTACTACTTTATATCCTCTAGCTATTAGTACTTCCTTTAAGCTAGTTATTACATTTCTTCTTAAACTACCGATTGTTTTTCCACAAATTGCAAAATTGGTACGATCAAAGCAGTTCATAGACCACAGCACAAAACTGAGGCTCATCACTAAAGTCTTTCCGCTCCTCACTGCGCCCTCTGCTATCACACCGACTGCCTTGTTTTTGGGAGATTCCTCACTCCACCACGTCAGCAACTGTAATTGCTTTCTGCTTAATGGACTCCACTTTATAGTAGTTACCTCCTTTGCTTTAGTAATTGTTCATATTGCTCTTTTATAGCTTGTAGTAATACATTATTCTTACATGTCATACATTCTTTATAATAACAACAAGAGCAAAGCATGAGTGTTTCAACTTCATGTTGCTCTAGTACGAACTTATATACATTGTTTGGTAGCTTCATATAGTTCATAACTTTATGTTCCTTTCTTGCTCTAACGTTTTAATTAGATCTTGAACATTCACTCTACCTTCTTGTATACTTTCTGTTAGCCTTAATGCTTCTTTGTACACCTTTTGTATTTGTTCTGTATCTAATCCAAGCTTATCATATAGCACAGTCAAGAAAACAACATAGATAAGTTTTATGATTCTTAGCCTATCATTTCGCATTTTCTCTTCTGTGCTATATGGTATGTTCCTTGGATTAGTTTTCTTACTCTGCTTCTTTTTCACTTCTACGAAGCTTCTTAAAGTCTCTGCACTGTTTGCATCTCTTTGGAATCTCTAGTCCGTGAGACTTATAATACTGTTCAGAAAGTCCATCAAATTCAAATTGCTTTCCACAATCAACACAAACAATAGTTTTCTTTACAAACTTTTGGTTCCTGCATTCTTTGCACTTCTTAGGAAGTTCAAAACCTTTAGCTTTATAGAACTTTTGTTCTGCTGGAGAGATAATAAATTCATCTCCACAATTAGAACAAATAACTGAAATAGGCTCAAGCTCCATCTCAGGAGGATTGTCCATTATGTTTCTGAACTCATTTACTACCTTTTTAGTTGCCATATTCTTTTCCTTTCTTTTATGTATTATTTATGCTTAATGTTATATTTCACTATATATATTATAACACATTTGCTTTCACTTGTAAAGGGCTTTTTAAAACTTTTTTGAAGAACTTTTCTTATTTAGTCTGAGTCCTCCCATATAATTTTAGCTGATTGCTTAATTGCTTCAATAAATCCATCATCTTCATTAGTTGGATTTTCTATTTCTGTCAGCTTTTTCTTTAGTTCGAACTCTTGTTCCATAAGCTCTAATTTACGTTCTTCAATTCGTTGCTTCCAATCTTGCGGCATGTCGTCTAAGTACTTAGCAAGATTATCTAAAGCTTTCATTTTATCATGTAGCTCGATTGAAATTCCATCCCTACCTGACTTAATAGACTTTACCAATTGTCCATCTATCTCATCAGCTGGCTTCAGTTTAATATATGTTGGTTTAATTTCAACAAAATCAGTTATATCAGCAAATGCAATGCGAATCCACTCATCGATTAAGTCCATCGCATTTAGCATATGTTGTCTAAACACTCTTACTTTTAACCAGCAAATGTACCTTTGTATTTCCTTCTTATGTAAAAGCCGCATGCCATAATTTCCATTACAAGCAGCAGCTGCATATCCTGCTTTAAGCAAAGCCATGCGACGATTGTGACCTTCAATATAGCATTCACAGAATCTTTGCTGTTGTTCATTTAAGCCTTCAATCGCAGCAGACTTTTTCATGTTGAGCAGCTCTTCCTCTGTGTAATCTATCATTTTAATAGGTACTCGTTGCATGTTAAAGTCTCCTCTATTACTTTACTTTTATCCTTTATCTTTAAAAGCTTTTTTATAAAAATTTTTGGAGACCCTAGCTTTTTCCTCAACTCTTGTAAAAAAAGTATTTAAATTGCACCTATTGCAATTATATTCCTCGTTTATGTAGAATTGAGAATGCATCTCTTTACACAGTTTGCAAAAATTCTTCCTTTCTGCATTTAGGTCTATATTAGTAAACAGAATGAATAGAAAGGTGTTTTCTTTCACATTTACTCGTTCTATTTTAGCACTAATGTACTTATATTTTTTTGAAGCTATGAACTTCGCTGCTTTTTTGCATCCTTTTAGGTATGCTTCTTTCTCTGAATTTGCATGTACTTCGAAACTGCATATTTTGCACGTTATATACATTGGACATGCTCCTCAAACTTCCTGATTAAGTATTTTCTTTATAGCTTCTTTTGCAGCTTTATCTACTATTTCATTATACTTGTTTCCACTATGTCCTTTTACTTTTATTAACTTTATTTTGAACCTTTTATCTTTCAAGTGCTCATATAACCTTTGCCAGATTTCTTTATTCTTTACGTCATATCCAGCTTTTGTTTTCCATCCATTAATCATCCAGAATCTAATCCAACCTTGTTCAACAGAGTTTACACAATAAGCACTGTCACTGTAAATTGTAATTTCTTGCACTTTTCTTTTTGCGGAGCTTATGAACTGACTTATATGATCTAAAGCCCTAACTATAGCCATAAGCTCCATACAATTGTTTGTTGTATTCTTTCTTCCGCCAGATAGCTTCAATGTTTCTTTTCCATCTTCAATTATAATAAAAGCATATCCTCCTGGACCAGGATTACCAGAACAAGCTCCGTCAGTATATATATCAAATTTCATGTAGCCTTCATTCCTTTTGCCTCTTTTTTAGCCTTTACATAAAGGATATATTTACATAGAAACTCGTAATAGTAATCTACAACAAAGACAGAATAACTTCCATCCTCACCCTCTATAGCAATTTGCATTTGCCCATCTTTCAAGAATGTGATTTTGCCAATTTTTAAACCATACTTTTTGCTTAAAGATCCGCAAATGCTCTCAAGCTTTTTCTTGCTTGGCTTTCTGTCTGTCTTGATAAGCTTTTTTGTCTCATCAATCAAAAGCATTCTGTTCTTTTTCTCTTTGCAATTTAAGTTTTTAATCTCGTAAATTTTCATTTTATTTCTCCCATGACTGGCCTATTTTAGAGACTTCTTGCTTAGCTTTCTGTCTACTTCGAAAGCACCAGTCCTACCTAAATTTTTAAATATTAGTCCTCGTCATCAAAGTCGAAGTCGTCATCATCGTCTTCGTCTTCATCCTTCTTGTTCTTCTTTGCAGACTTCTTGGACTTCTTAGTAGGCTTTTCATCCTCCTCATCATCCTCGTCGTCATCCTCATCGTCCTCGTCCTTCTTGGACTTCTTTGCTGTCTTCTTATCAGCCTTCTTACTCTTCTTAGCGGGCTTCTCGTCCTCATCCTCATCGTCGTCATTATCTGCTTCATCAGTCTTCTTAGAAGCCTTTGTAGCCTTACGACCACGCTTAGTGGACTTCTTCTCCTCAGCATCCTCGTCATCTTCATCATCACCATCGTCAGAAGAAGAACCAGCCTCTTCGTCAAGGATGCACTTGCTAACCTTGCGAGCCATCACAAAGTCAGGCAACATCTTTACAACATCCTCTGCAATAGCAGGATAGCAAGAAAGCTTTGCAGCAACAAGAGCCAAACCGGGGAAACGACGAATGATATCCTTCATTGCCTCCTGATCATTGCCCTCCAGAATCACAGAGATAGCATCCTTTGCATTATAGTTCTTTGCCATTTTTATTTACTCCTTTTTTACTTTTTATGCCAACCTTTTTTTTAGGTTGTTTACATTTGAATTACTTTTGCTTTAAATAAGATCTGTGCCTCTTCAACCATCAACTTTTCAAAATTTCCAACAAAACATTGTTCAATGTTCGACTTAAATGTAATATTACAATTTCCATCTCTGTCGATTCTAATGTTGTAAATATTGAAGTTGCCTAGCTTTACCTTTTGTCCTTCTACTTCGGCAATCAAAATTACCTGGTTGCCGATACCTGCAACAAATTGTAAAGCATTCGCTAGTTCACTATTCATGAACTTTACTTTTAATTGTACATCGAAGTTTCCTCTTGCGCTATTTCCATCATAGTAACCTACTGCCTTAATTAAATCTGAAGCTTCATTTTTTGCCAAACTTTGCACTCCTTTCTTTGAAAAATTCTTCTCTTGCTTTTTTTGATGCCTTAATTTTTCTTGCTGATAAATTGCTTTGCTGATCTATTTCTTCCTCTTTGAATGTAATTCTTTGAGGCACAGAACCAGTTGTTAATGCTTCATTTAGTTCTACTATATTTCCAACTTCAACAATAGCATAGATCTTATCTTGCTTTAGAAACTGGACTAGGAATATTGGAACTTTATTAGATACTTCAGCATGATATTCAAGCTTTTTTAAATCAAGCATTTCTAGCTTATAAGATGAAGAATCAGTTGACTTTAATTGAACCATTGCAACTTCATTTTCTCCATCTTCTTTTATAATCCATCCCGCCCCAGACATTGGAGCTGGTTCTAAGCCTAATGCTTTCAAAGTTTGCTTTTCATTTCTGCTGTAGAACTTTCCAAACCTTTTTCTCATCCCATAATAATCTCTAAAATCTCAATGTCATTATACTTAATCCAATCATATGCTTCAGTCTGATTATTAAAACTAATACTGTAAGGACCAAAACCTTTCTTATTGTACTTGATCTTAATTTCCATTTTTGTAACCTCCATTTATTTTTTAAGTTTGTGCCTACCTTTAACTTGAGTATATTATAACACATTCAAAACCATTTGTAAAGGGATTTTTATAAATTTCTCAAAAAATTTTATGTTTCCAATTTTAAAGTATATGGATGACCTGTAAATGGATAAAGACTCATGCAAATTGCATCCGCCATATCATCATTTAATGAATAGTCATTCCTTTTTCTAGCACTTACTATTTTCATATCATCAAAAAAGCCTAACTTAATAGCTTTATTAACAGAAGCAAATTTTTGAGGATTTGTTACTCCATGCACTGGTTCAATTATTGGCTTTGCACTTCCAAGCACTCTTGCTTTCCAAGCTCTTGTATCTACTGAAAATGTTTTTATTCCATTCTTTGTAGCTTGATCTACTATTGCTGCGACTAGCATTGAATGTGACTTAATTACTTCTATACGTATTTCTGTAGAACTTGTATATGTCCGAACCCTTTCCACAAGAACTACTATTTGTTCTGGTTTGTACTTCTTTAAACATGTGTTAATTATTTTCTGCATTCTTTCTTGTAAATATAGCCGCTTTGCAGAATTATTATGCACAATTCCTTTAAAATCATAAGAAAAAGCTTTTACAACTTTTCCTTTATTACAAACAGCTATTCCTGTTCTAGCATAACTTTGATCGAAAGCAATTATACATGGAACTTCTTCAAATGTATTTCTAGCTCTTCTTTTCGACATTTAGTTTTATTCTCCCTTTGCCAATATTAAAACATGCATCTCTCATATTACATTGAGAAGCTCTCTTTGTATCACAATTAGCACATTTTCTTTTTGGCAATTCTTTGCTTTCCATAAACTCTTTTTTCATGTCCTGTATTGCTTTAAGCCTTTCAACATATGGAACTACTTTTTCTTTATTATATTTTACTGGAACTATTCTTATTTCTTGATCATCTTTACTATCAACAAGAACAAAACCTTTTCTATGAGGAACTCCTGTGTATTTTGATAAAGCCCACAAATAGAAATTTACTTGCTTTTCTCCGGATGGATGTCCTTTCGACTTTTTAAAAGCAAAACTATTCTGAGACTTTACGTCGCAGATAATTTCCTCATTAAATAAATTCAACAAAGCATCAATAGTAAAACTTAGATCATACTTTTTAAGAAACAAACTTCTTTCAATTGCAACATCTATTCCTGCTCTTTTGAAAAGCTTATACCATTTTTCATGCATTGCATTTCCTTGAGCAAAAACTTTCAAAGCTTTAATCGGAAGCTGTTCTCCTTGATTCATTTCGTAAAATAAACTAAGAACTTGCTCTCTGAAACAAAACTCATTATCTGAAGCCAAGATCGCTGACGCGTGTAAGCCATACCTATTCTCGTGCGCTCTGTCTTCTAGAAATAAGTGTTCCAATTTATTTTTTACTAGCATCGCCCATACTTCATCTTTGCTAGCACTACTTAATTCTAATAGATCCTTTTTTAGCGGCAACTTTCAGCCCTTCTTTCAACCATTCGATGTACATTAATGCATCGATTAGCTCTTCTTCTATGTAACGAAGCCTTTTAATAATTTGCTCTTCATTTTGTTCAAGCTTCATTCCATATTTATTTATTCCTTTTTGCCTTTGCTTTTCAAATATGCTTTCTATTCGTTCCCAATATTCTGATTTATACTCCATATTCTTCCTTCCTTTTCTTCATTAATTCAGATCTTATCGGCTTAATATCTTCATAACCAACAAAACCTCTATCAAAAAAGAATGGAAGTTCTGCTTCTCCGTATGGATTACTTACTTTACTTTTGCTTACTTTTGCCTTCATTATTATTCCAACTTTTTCACTATCAGAACTTACTGCTGGATTCTTGTTTGGAATTTCTATCCAAGCTCTTCTAGCTACTTTTATACGAACTGAACTGTAAAATTTAATTGCTCTGCCACCTGGAGTATCTTCCTTTTCTCCAAATAGCATTGCATTCATTTTATCTCTCACTTGGTTAACAAGAATTAAAGTAGTTCCTGTTTCCTCACATATATGCACAATCGCTGGAAGTGCTCTTGAAAACAATCTAGCTACTCCGCCTATTCTTGCTTCGTTGCTTACATCCTTTTCAAGTTTATCAATATCTTCCTTTGGCTGACATGCTGGAACTGAATCAATGCAAATAATTGGAATACCTGTCTTTGCAAATTTTATTACTGCATTTAAAGCTTCTTCTCCATAGTTTGCTCTGTACACAAGCATTTGCTTTTTCTTTACTCCAATGCTCATTGCTCGATCTTCATCATATGTTCCTTCAATTGGAATATATAAGCCAAGCTTATGCAAGCTCATTAACCAATAAACAAGAGAAGTTTTACCAGAGCTTTCTGGACCATAGATTTCTATTACTCTACCTTTTGGTATTCCTCCTCCTATTATATTGTCTAATGCTTCTATCTGAGAACTCCACCTAGGTATGTTCAGCCTAGTTTCTTTTCCGGTTGTAAATATAGAACCTTTTCCAGATTTCTTTTCTATATCCTTGCACAACCTCTGAATCTGTTCTATATCCATAA